GCGCAATATGATTCGCCGAGTAGTGTACCTCGTTCAGGCGGCGCTACATAACCACAGGTTTCTGAATCTATTTCTACAATTTCTGTATATTCACCACCTTCACCGTCAGCAAAATCTTGGACTTTATCAAATTCACTAAGATTTTGTACGATGTTGAGTAGTTCTGAAAAGAGCTGTTGTGTTGAATTAGCACAATATGGATCGCTAAGTGGTGTACCAAAAACTGGCGGTGCCACATATCCACATTGTTCTGAGTTTGGAGTTTCTTCTGTTGTCGAACCACCATTACCATCAGCAATGGTTTCGATGAGTGTCGTGCCGTCGCACGTTGTGTCCAATACAGTTCCAGCTGCTGGATTTGATGGACCCGGTGTAACCACCGTATTGTCTTGACTATCGCTACCACCGCCTCCACAGCCAGAAAGTAATAGCAGTGCTAACAAGATTTTTTTCATCTATCATACCTATAAAATACGTGAGCACCTATGCTCTTAGTCCTAACCATCGCGGCAACCCAATATGGTTCAACTTTCGTACTATGGTAAAACAACGACCCATCTGTAAGATCGCGATAGCCGTGATACACTACTTCTGCTACACGTACACTATCTTTATATGCTCTCATATCGACAGGTTCATCTGCCTTGCCATCACAGAACCAACTGAACTGACACTGATTTCGTTTAGGTAAACGATTGCCTTTCCAGTTGACATACCATTTAGCTTGAGTCACTACAGCACAAACCGTACTAGGATACTTATGGTGTTTTACACGATTCATCGTGACATTAGCGACAGCAATTTTACCAGTCAGTGATTCTCCTCTCGCCTCAAAGTAGATGTTCTTTGCAAGACAATCAATTTCGTCTTGTATCCACTCGTCGGAAGCAGCGACTTCTGACCATATCATACACATTACAACAAGTAATAGCTTATACATAAACTCCTCCTTGCTTCATAGCAAAAAAAATGCCACACTTGGATAACAAGGCAGTGGCCGCCCCGCGGGATCATGCAGCTAGTGCGTAATCACCGTAGTAACTGTCATCATTGGCAGCTATAGTTTTGAACCACCGTTTTACGTCAGCGTTCATGGACGGTTCTCCATTTGCTTTCAGTTGCCTGTCGAATCCATAGCGCCCCCGAAACTGGGTACCGCAAAATTGGTGGAGGCGGCGGGAGTCGAACCCGCGTCCAAACTTCCTAATACAAACTTCAGCGAACATCTCTATTTATTTCTTGACAAATCAAAGAACCATCGTCAAGTGTGTCAACGGCATTTTCTAAGTCATAATAATTTCGCATATCTATTATACTACAGCATCTTGGATTGATTGTACATGCTCGTAGTCTATATGCGTCATAAACTTCAATGCCTGCAATATGTCTACTATCCATGCCATCAATCCATGGACCGCCACGTGTCCAATGTAGTCCGTATGATTTATGCATACTTGATATTGAATCGTAACCTTCACACCAATTCCATTTCTTAGGTATTTCACCTATGTTGTCTGTCCATTCAAATTGGTGTAATTCTTTTCCGGACATTTGTTGTACAGATTCTAAAGTCAGTTTTTTACAATCAGGATGAGAGTTGTTAAACACCATCAAACTTGACCATAATTTTTTAGGATACCATACATCTTTTTGATCACCAAATTTAGTGTCAAATTTATGTTCAAAATCATGTTGTACACAAGATACGGCATAGTCATTAGAAATATAATATGCAAGATTTAAAATATTTTCTGTAAAAATAAAATCATCATCACAAAAAATACTAATTCCTTCATAATCAGACAAATATGGTACTAAAAAACGAGAGTATGCAAATTCTGTAGATTGATTTTTATATTCTCTCGTCCATCCTTTTATTTTTGATACGTCAAGATGTTGTATCTTTATATTTGATCGATGCTCATGAGGAATTTTATCGAGTATACTATTATGACAAACATTAGTAGCATCATTATGTGTACTGTCGTATCCTATAAAGATACGAATTGGTTTATCAAATAGATGTCTATTTTTCTTTTCCCATTTTTTAATATTTGTTGTCATAGAACAATTCAAACCTTTCGCATGCATATTCAATATTTGCGGAGTGTTTAAACTCGTGTCTTGTTGCAACAAACTAATTTCTACTTTTGTGCCTGTTGGATCATTAAACAAAGTAAGTATTTGTGATAGAGATACTTTTGGATAGTCATGAAATACTTCGAAGGCATCGAACACGATACAAGGTTGGTCTAGATCCATTAACTCAAAGGCGTGTACACGAAATGTACCTGGGTGAAAAGCAATCTTATACTTAATATCACCAACATTATTAAATGATGGTCTTATTACACCAGTAACTGGTTCTTTACATCCTTGTTTTTTAATATCATTCATCAACCAATTCATTTTGATTAACCAACGATACGCATAATCTACTGTTCCTTTTTCTGGTGTATTAAAGAATTGATTGTAATCTGGTTTTTCTTCATAGCTTTGAAATTCAGATACGATATCTCCAAATAATTCTGCTGACCGTTTTGTTCCAAGTCTGTCGAAAATAATAGAAAAAGGTACTAATCTGACATGACGAAAGTCTTCATAGTATCTTTCTATTTGTGTACCGACGACGTTTTCTTTTTTACCAGTATAAAGTATATGATAAAAATATGACAATTCAGGATTATCTACAATCATCCAACAATAATCTCGTAAATCTCTTTCCAGTTTTGTACACGCGGGAAGACGGTATGGTTAACATTGTGGCCGTGAGCCATGAGTATACTATTTAAACCAGCATTATAACCTGCGAGGGCATTCTCTGGCTTGTCTTCAATCCAATAACATTCGCTATCTTTGTATTTAGCAAGCGCCTCGTCCTTATCAGCGCCGCAGTCGAGGTACACATACTTCTCAAAGACTGTATGACCAAACGTCTCACATAGATTCTTCGTCCTCAGATGTTGGGCATACTCGTCGTCACTTAATGATGTGATTACGTGGAAGATATAGCCATGTTCTTCGTGTAGTTTACGAATGTACTTAATAGCATCTCGCAACGGTGGAATCTTACGGATAGAAGCAGACTCATTAAACATGCGCGTTAGTCTCTTCTTCTCACACATGCCTACTTCATACTTCTTACCAATGTCATACTCACCCGGATGTTGAATACGATAACCGTGCCTCTTCATCCACTGATCGAATGAATACATCCAATCGAGCATTACTCCATCACAGTCAGTGAGGATTAATTTATTTCTCATACTACTAAACCAGTTGTAGCTTGCAACCACATCTTAGAAACTTCTTCTGCCGTGTCACACATCAAAATAATTGCCGCTCTATTAAAAGCAATTTCTTCTGGTTCACGTACTCCTGTCAAACATACACTCGGTGCAAAACCTACACCCTTTTCTGTCTGAACAAAGGCTCTCGGTCTCTCTAGTGTAATGACTAAATCGTCCATATCTTTTAGACGACCTACCATCTCACCGCCAGCTGTTACTAAAGTTACTACATCACTCATTATTTAAATACTCCAAAATATTTCCGGGTGCTGACTCACCGTAAGGATCAGACTCACAGTTGTCTTCAAAACCGGGCTCTACGAATTCAGCTTCGATAGTCTTGTCGTTGACAATTAACGCATAGCGCCATGATCTCTGACCAAAACCGAGATTATCTTTGTCGACAAGCATACCCATCTTTCGAGTAAACTCACCGCTACCATCAGGAATGACTTGCACATTCTTTAACTTTTGATCTTTTGCCCATGCATTCATGACAAACGAGTCATTGACCGAGATACAATAAATTGCATCGATGCCTTTTGTTGCAAATGCTGGAAATAGCATCTCAAAGTCAGGTAACTGATAGGTTGAACAGGTAGGGGTAAATGCACCAGGCAAAGAGAACAAAACAACTCGCTTGTCTGCGAAGAGTTCTTCTGTTGTTACATCTTGCCAGCGGTATGGGTTGTCACCGCCAATTGATTCATCACGTACACGAGTTTTAAACGTAACATCGGGTAAAACTTTACGTAGCATACTATATTTCTCCTTCATAGTATTTGTCAAATTTCTTTTTGCTCTTCTCAACTCTCTTCATAAATTTATCTTCATCTATTTCGAGATATTGAAGTAAAGCAGTAATCATAACGAGGGTATCTGCCGCTTCTTCAAGAATATTATTCTCGTTACGTTTGCCCCCTTTATTGGCATATTTTGATATTGCTTTAATCAATTCACCGCACTCTTCGGTGGTTTTCGACATCAGTGCACTGCCATGATACAATTCTATATCTTCAGTTCGTGTCATTTACTATCACCGCATCATCTTTTGCCACATAGTTCAAGAACCTAATACCAAATTGGTTATCAGGCAATTGACGTGTAAGATATTCTGTTGGAAATGTTTCTAAGAGCGGAAATGTCTCACCAACGTGGGTCGAGTACCATTTGCTTTGGTCGCTGCATTTTATAATCTTCAATAATTCCATAGACAAATCCTGCCCACTGTTCATATTCTTGTAAGAACGAGACCGAAAGGCCATGTTCGCTGCCATGGGCTTCGATTTCCCATGGTTGTTCATAGTAATCCATCTTATCGTGGTCAATCTTTTGCTTGTGCCAACGAGTCAGATTAGGATGTCGATCATACGAGTACATCTCGCCACGAGCCCACTGTTTAACGTGAACCATTTCGTGGCAGATGACACGTAAGAATTCTTGCAGATCGTCCATTGTATCAACACGAATAGTATAATCTTTCGGTCGAACAACAGCATCAATGTATTCATAGATAACGTCTGCGTGTATGCCTTCGTTTTCTACCAAATCCTTGACACCGACAACGGTGATTTGTAAGTCTTTGATACGAGGCATGAGTTTCTTGACACAGAAAGGAATAAGATCCCGTACCAGCTTGCGCTGCACGGGAGTAAGCTTTTTGGTGTATACTGTAGTCATATATTCTCCAAATTACATGCCCATTCTACTATAGGGGGCTTGGATTGTACATGCCGATTAGTTACATTTTTTTTCATAAGAAAATCAATAACTTACTTCTTCTTATTCCCAATATTATACTTGGCCACCAGTTCCCAGTCATTCTTGTCCTTATGGGCAATGATTTTGATCTGATTCATGGGGGCTGCTGGATCTTCAATACTTCCTTCGTTTACGACTGAAATGAGATTCCAATCGGACAGAAGTTTAGTAATTGTATTGCGTCTGCCTTGGTCCTCTTCAGAAAAGTTTGTAGGCTTGCCGTCGAGGGCAAACAATTCTTTGAAGTGAACGATGTAATACTTGCCACGCTTATGGAGAATGTGACATGACTGATAGAGTTTCTTTTCTTTTGGAGATGCAATACCGATACGTGTAAGTGTTTCACGTACCTTGAGGAAATCGTCTTGACTCTGGAGGGTAACTTCAACTAGAGATTCTACCGCACTCATACTTAACCACCTTTTTCTAATTTTTCTTTTATTCTTCTTATTTGCTCATCAGACAGGATAGTTAGTGCTTGTGCTGCTCTCTCATTGCTGTAGCCATAGAACTCTGCAACTGCTTCCACATCACTGTCTTGCTCTTTTTTAAACCACTTCGAGAATCTTTTTCGTGGCCTAACAATATTTATAAGAAACTCGTATTGAAGGAGGTGGTCGAGCTCGTGGTGGATATTCATTTCATTTGCAATAGTAACAGTGTCTTGAAAGTATGACAGACCTCGATTGACGATGAAGGCATTGTAGTCCTTCTCAGCGAGAGTATCATTGTCAGTATCTCGCATCATATTCTTTTTTGTGACATTGATAGAGTTCAGATAGTCAAAGGGACTCGTCGCCATAATGAGCCTCCGTTTTCTCTTGTATAATATCCATCAACTTCTCACATTCTTCACAGACATCGAACGCATACTCGCCTACATATATTACAGCTGGTTCTTCTGGCAGTACATTACTACAGTTCGGTGTTTGACATTTTCTCTTAGGTTTTCTCTTAAACATCACCACCATCCTAAATTATGACCATTATGTATGATTATCATGAAACAGGTAAACACATGGAGGAGCCACCAGAAAGTCCTGACGATAGCTACCGCATCTGCTTGTTTGTCTGTTTCGCCTACTTTTTCTCCGAGTGATTTGGCCCAAATTCTCCACATTACGAGAACTCACAGTTGACCATAATCTCGGTAAGGCATGCAGTCATGTTGATCTCGTGATCAGCAACAAATGCATCCTTGTATTGATAATCGGCGAGGATGAGAACGAGTTGAGGCACGCTGCCAGGTTTCATGAAATCAGAACACTTGTTGTAGATCTGACGGAAGATGGTAGCTGCTTCTACGTCTGAGTTGTCTGCGACCCACTTTCGGACGGTGGTAAAGTCTTTGTCTCGTAAAGCTCCAACAAGATTTTGTAGTGTAGTCTCGCGCAGATTGGCAAGTATACCAGTGTCAATACGGCCAGTAGCAGAGTATCGTTGTAGTTCATTCAGAATCCTTCGATTATCTGGGAAGTATTTACTAATGACCTCCACGACAGCCATTTGGTCGAAGTCTACGTTCTCGTTCTTGAGAATACCCATGACACGCTTCATCAATTGTTGTGCCATCTTCGGCTTATCTTCTTTGGCGATCTTAAACTCGATCACACTACATCGAGAGTGAAGAGGTTCAATGATCTTATTCTTGAAGTTACAAGTCAGAATGAAGCCACAATTCTTGGAGTATTCTTCCATGAAGTTGCGAAGTGCTGGTTGTGTGGAGTTTGGATTGAGGTAGTCTGCTTCGTCGAGGATGACGTACTTACGACCACCACTGAGTGAGACTGATGAGGCAAATTGTTGAATCTCTACACGAAGTGTATCGATATTACCATTCATCGAACCATTTATAACCAAATAATCACAGTCCAATTCTTCCAAAATGGCACGGGCGACTGTCGTCTTACCTACACCAGGACCACCTGTGAGAATGAGGTTGGGAATATTATCCTGATCGACAAACTGTTGAAAAGTTTTTTTGAGGTCGTCAGGTAGAATTGTATCACTTACAGTTTTGGGACGATACTTCTCGACCCATAAAAAATCATCACGCATATATCACCTACTATCATAAAATAAAATGGCCAGTCGCCCCAATCCCTTCGCGCATTTGGCCGACACGTCAAGCTGTGCGTGCCCCCTTTTGATCGTATTACTCGAAGGTCGAGTTAGCTTCGAGACTGATCCAATACTCTACATCGTCGGACACAAAGTGAGAAATGCCCTTGGAGGAAAGGCTTACCGTGTAGGAGGACGGCAAGATCTTAACGTTTTCTGTTTTGAAAACTGCGGTAAAGGTACGATCGGTAGATCCAACTTCGATGTCATATTTATCAGAAGATGGATTCTTTGTGTCAGTTGCACGAAGGATAACCTTGCCGTCTTCGCCAACGACTACAAGATCGGGGAATGACATGACGCCAAGTGCTTTCATGATCTCAGCAAAGTTTTCTTGCTTGAGTTCGAACACGACATCTGGATCTTCCAACACGATCTCTCGATCTGGAGGTGTGATGATGGTAGAAGGATCGGCAAATGTATAGCTGACCTTTCGACCAGGTGATGCGATGTTAACCATTCGCTCTTCGATCTGATACTCAGGATCTTCGAACAATGATACAACACCGAGAAAACGAGACAGATCATAGATGGCAAAAGTCGAAGGAATTACATCTTCGAGTTTGGCTTTGGCCATCATTGTCTTGTTTGGTGAGATGGTCTTCAGATTCGTGCCTTCAGAAAACTGAATCGACGGATTGATAGACGCAAAGTTTTTGAGTACTTGAATAGTACGTGTATTGAGTTTCATAATATAGTTTCCTACTTTTTCTTACCAAGTTTAGTTGGATCAGCTGTAGCACTTACACCAATTGATGCGATATGCGCAAGTGATCCGCCAAATGTATATGAGCCAATATGTTTGAGTTGAATCCATGGACACATCCACACTTTTCTACCCATACGTCTGACATTATAACAAAACATATAGTCTTCGGACAAGTATCGATTAGAATATTCTGTCTGATGGATGCCTGTCTTCTTATCGGACAAAAAATTGATCACATCATCTTTGGATGCATCAGGATTTTTATCGTAGAATGCAGTAATTTCATTCATCAAGTTTTGTGACTTGTCATCGATCAATGCATCGAAGTATGCCATGATTTCACGACTACCATCAAAATTTTCTGTACGTACATGATCTGGTTTGTACATAAATTGAGGATACTTGTCGGCATATTCTTGGAACACACGCTTTTGAATCATCATAAAGCCAGTACCACCTTCGGCTACTTCAGCTGGTTCACTAATTTTAATGGCTTGTGATTTAACAGGATTAAAAACATAATCACCGACATAATTTTCGAGTACGTTGGGATTTTCGTCAGCTACACCTTGATTAACAGCAGCAGTAATTTTTTCCCAAGAAATAGTTTTCTTTGGATATGGACCACACATTACATCATATTCATTAGGATTTTGCATCATTAATCCCAACATGCCAATAATATCATCTGACTTAAAACCAATATCAGAGTCAATAAACATCAAATGTGTGCAATCAGAACGCATAAATTCATCAACACAATAGTTACGAGCACGAGTAATCAGAGATTCATTGAACAGATAATAGAATTGTAGTGGAATTCCGTACTTCGCCATTTTAGCAGATAAATCTGCCATTGAACGAGTATACATGCCAGAACACATTGCGCCATACATCGGTGTGGCTATGAATAATTTAGCTTTGCGTAACTCTTCAACTGGAACAGTAATTTCCATAATATATCCTCACTTTGAAATACTATCCTACCATGATTCTACGTAAATGTAAACAGGTAATTTTTGGTAATAGAACGATGTGCTCAGTAAATTATTTTTCTTCATGTACCGCAAATGTTTATGTACTAGTTTATCTGGTACATGCACATCACAATTGACTGTTACTTTACCCAAAAAAATCCTCCAAAGAATTTGTTTTCTTCTTACTTTCTGGGATAGGTGTATAGTCTATGTATGGAGCGTGGCTGTACTCGTAACCTTGCCAATGTGGATACCATCGACGAGAAAGGTGTACGGACTGGGGTTTTTCCATATATTCAAAGTCTAACTCACCTTGATTATTTATCATCTCTCCAACCCACTCGTATAAAGAAACTTCTTCACTTTGATGTTTACGAATCTCTTCTCGAAAAAGTTTACGAATGAAGTTACGCGATGCCCAATCACCACAGAAAGGTGCACCTTTATGCCAACCAGTTTTTGGAATCTTACGACTAGGATTTTCAATAGGTAAAGGCTCGTACAAACGAACATGAGCATTATATCGATCTGCGATACCTCTTGCTTGCTCGATATATTTTCGCACTAATTCTATAGTTGCCTGTTCTGGATTATCTTGTCGACAGAGATGATGACGAATATCGATGTTACCAAAGTAAAATTCAATTTCGCTGTATGAACCAGCTGGTATAAAACTATCGAGTCCTTCTTTTAATGCGCCATGTAGTGTCTTGAATGGTACTGAGATATTTCGCCAATATGGACGATACATGCAGATGGCATGACTATCACCAATTGCGATCCTACGATATTCACGATCGGCGATATTATTTGGATCGAGAGTTTCAGCTTCTGTACACATGCGCTTGAGATTATCCCAATCAATCTCATTCCATTCAGAATTATACTCTTGACCTTTCTCTTTGGCTTTATCAAGTTTCTCTTTCATAATGGCATAGTAGTCAACCATGTCGATGACAAGAGAGTATACTTTGCCTTTAAACTTTGAGAAGTTAACGAAGTTGTAGATACCACTATAATTCTGCAGTCCACCAAACAGATTCAGAGAGCCACCCCAATCATTCCCATGATATACGTATAGTTCATCGTACTGGTTCCAATCTTCCTTATAGAGGAATCCAGACATACAGATGTCAACATTCCTACCAGCTACATTGAGTTGATCTGCATAAATGACACCTTGTGCAGCACGATGGCTGTCCATTGATTTAGATATGACATTGAATGGTGACGCAACTAAGCCGCGCATTGATCTTTCTCCCACTGACGATATGAATCTATTCTATCATAAATCGTCTCATCTTGTAAAACAGGTTCTGTGCCTACATTCCAGAAAAGTATGTCCTGGCTGGTATTTTTAGGTATGTACTTCCACACTTTACCATCATATGTGTCGATAGTGGGGAACGGAGGTAGATTTTCTTTCTTCTCTGCTTGAGTAAAAGCAAGAGGTTCTGATATAACTTCAGCTCGACCTAACTCGCCTGCTTTAAGGTTCCGAGCAACAGCAACGCAGCGGAAGGTAGCATTGGGCCATGCAATCTGAAGAGCTCTTGTAAGAACACCAGTAGAGATAGCGACGTATACGACTTCGGGCTCAGGAATCTTACTAGCCGCGTATACAATTCCCGCAGTGGCGAGTTCGTGTTTGAGTCCGAGGGGGATGAAGTACGTGCCAGTTCGTTCAGCATATTCTTTCGCCTTTTTATTGAGGTTGGGCATCGCAGCGATACGATGAAATTCTACATCAGCACCACGCTCGATACAACAAGCTTGATGCAGTGATACTCGTTTTGAAGAAGGCATAAACAACTTCACCTTCTTACCATGATGTTTAGCTACGTCAAGTAAAGATACGCCAGCAAGCCCAGTCCGAGGCTGACAATAGACCATAGTATCAGACGGGCAACGAGCAGCCAAAAGATCTCCCGCTCGAGTTTTGGTCCCAACGGTAAGGTCGTCTCGTACGACTCTGACTCCGTCGTGGGTTTTGACGATCGGATCTCCATTGTACGGTGTCCACCCTTCGCATAGGCTGAGGTAATAGTCTTTGGCATATTCATAACCGAACATACCTACGTCCTTATTTACTCCATCGATAACGTGATTATTGTGAGCCATATCTTTTCTCAAAATATAAACGCAGATACACCTTACGGCTCACTGCAAAGAAAAACATTATACCAGTTTGAACAAACATTGTAACTGTTGGTCCCCACATATATTGGAATGCAAACCACAATA